CAGACCCGGCTTCCGAAATAGCACGAATCGCTGAGCCTACTCCTTCTGTTGCTCCTGACACTGCGTTGAAAGAGTCGCCCACGTTTGAAAACACGCGAGAAACTTTCCCAGTTCGCTCCTCTACAACCGTTAGCGTCTTGTCGAGTCCGCCAAACTCTCGCTCAACTTCTTTTGCGGCTCTCGCATACGTCTCTGACGTGATCCTGCCAGCTTCTAGTTGAGCATCGAGTTCCGCAATCTTTGCACGGAACTTCTCGGCAGGAGTGACCACTGACTCCGTAATCTCAGCGGCGCGAGCAAAGGCATCGGCCTCTTCTTTGACAGCATCGCCAAGTTTGGTGAACTCGCTCGCGAACGCTGAGACACTGATCTGATTTCGCTGAAGTTGACCAGCAAGCGCGGCAAACTCGCCGCGAGCCTTCTGCTGCGACAGGGCGGCCGCTTCGCTTGAGCCAGAAAACTTGTCGAAGACCGACGTGACTTTGACTACCTCGGCATCAAGTTGCTTGAGCGCACGCTCCGCTGGCGTAAGCCCCGCAGAAAACTGCGACGCATCAGCGGATATCTTCGCGGCAAGTCCGAGAACGGTAGCCATCACTCGACGCCAAGTTGTTTCTTCAAATCCAGAATGACCTCACGCGCCTGCATGCTGTGCTGCGGTGGGATTTCAATCGGATTGAAGTCGTTTGCCTTGGGGGTTTTTCCTTTCTCGCTGTAGGGTGCCAGCATCGCCGAGACGATGAGGCCTGTTTCGGCCCATGAGTCAGGGAACGCTTGGTAGTAGCGGGCGTAGGCCATCCACTCCGCGAGTTCTCTGGTGGTCATGCGACGTTCAATGTCGCCAACCGTCATGCTCAGATGCCCCGCCAAGCGAAACAGGAACTGCCTCGCCGGGCGGATGTTTAGTTTTTTGCCAACTCCTCCACGTCGGATTCGCTCATCGCGTTGTGCTTCATCGCTTTTTCAAACAGCGTCGAGACAACCTTCGCCGACTTGCTGGCGAGCTTCTCGATCTGCTCGTCGGTGAACAACCGCTCGCCGCTTTCCGGATGGCACAGGCAGCGGGCGAGGAACTTCGTTCGGAAGTTGTCGATGCCGGTTTCGCGTTTGCCGATCCACTCGCGCTCGTACGCGTCTCGCTCTCCGACCGTCATCACGCGGATGCCAAGCACCATCGGCTTGCCGTCCGTTCCGGGCCACTCCTTGACCGTCACCTTGAGGATTCCGAGGTCATCGGTCGCAAGAATCTGAGCCGCAAGTTCCGCTGCCGTCAGGGCCATGGTTACTCCATCACAATCTTGAAGGTTCCGACGTAGCGCGTCACGTCGTTCACGGTCCCTGTCGCGCGGAGCGTCTGGCAGATGGCCTTCGTGGTGAGCGTAAGGCCACCGCCCGTCACTGCGAAAACGGCCTTCTTGCCGTATTGATCCGCCGTGAGTTGCGCCGTGGAAAAGGACGATACTTCTATAGTCCCAGCGTCAAGCGTCCACACGCTGGCGCGAGCCAGCGGCAACTCGCCGCCGCGCGTCACGTCGATCTTGGATACCTCTCCAAGCGACGTGCCGTTCCATGTCACGGTGACTCCGGTGCATGGAATAGCCATGACGGGCCTCCGTCACGGCTTATCGGGCGATTCGGACAGTCGCCTGACCCCGGATCGCGTCGTTCGTCGCCAGCGTCAGCGTCGAGGAGTTGACGGTGTACGCGATGCCAGAAAGCAGGCTCACGCCGCCCGTGACGATCGTGCAGGTTCCTGTCGAGGCGTCAGCGATGATCGTGTTGCCGAGGTAGTCGAACTGCACCTGACGGCCCGTGTCGGTGGTCGAGCCTTGAAGCGGTCGGTCCTGCGTCAGGATCGACGCGCCGCTGGTCAGCCCGAGGTGCGATACGTCGATCTTTTCTTGATCGGCGGTCGGATCGGTGTAGGTGATGACGATGTTGGTGACGGTGTACAGCGTGGCACCGAGCCGCAGGGTCGTGCCGGTTCCGTCGTGCGGGGTAATCGCCATTGTGCTGTCTCTCCTACGACTCGGACCACATGATCGAAAACGTCATCGCCACGCTGTAGACCGGCGGCATATCGCCACCCGCCAACTGCACAAATCCGTCCACCTCGTTGTCGAGGCTGACGTTCTGCACTACTACCGAGTCTGACGGCGTCCCCCCGTAGCCATCCAGAGACCGCCGCACCTTGTCGGCGATGTCTCTTACTGCCTCGTAGGTCAAGGCGTAGATGTCGAGAGTCATGATGACCGTCGGCGTTCCCATCGGTCCCGACAGGGTTTGCTGCCGCTGGACGCCAGACCGCCGCCACGTGAGGAACGGAAGGTCCGCCGTGGCCGGTGCGATGACCGGATAGACGCGGGAGCCGACGGACAGGGCGATGACCGGGTCGGTCACCAGCACGTTGCAGACGGCCTGCTCGGGGCTTTTGAGTGGCATACGGCACTATGCCGCCGCCGCCCCGTCCCCTTGCAGCCTAGAGCGTGTCGGTACCGTTGGCGGTCCCCGACTCGCGGTACTTCAGCGCGGCCCACGCCTGACTCAGCGACAGCGACAACTCCCGCTGGAGGATCGCGGCGACCTCGGCCTGCGTCTCCAGCCACGCCGTGTTGACCGGAGGATTTCCAGAAGTGCCGCCCGCCGGCATCGCCGGAATGATGATCGGCGTCTTCGACTTCTTGAAAAACGCCTTGGGATACGCCGGGTATGTCTGAACTCGACCTTCGTCCGAGTTTGTTGCCAAAACCTTGAACGGCCCGAGCCTGTTGTACGAGGACGCGATGTAGGCGTTCTGGCCGCTGACCCAGTGAACAATGCCTTTGCCAACCACTGTTTCCCGCTTACCCATGCGGACGCGGGTGTAGGGGGTGGTCGGCGACTTCCGCTGGTATGGCTTGTTTGCCAACTTGGCTACCTGTCTCGGTTGCGTTCCGGCTTCCAGCCACCACTGGTGGAACGCTCGGTCCTTCCCCGCTCGCACGCTGCCGCCCGCTGCGCTGCGTGCCGACCCGCGACCGGCCCGCGTGTAGCCGACGATGCCAACCGCCACGCCGTCTTGCGCGTACTGAACCACTTTGGACGCTACCGCGTTCTTGAGGTTCCCGGTCGGCCCCACAGGCGTGATCTGACGAAGCCGACGAGCCAGCGGGTTGATCGCCTTACGGATGATCGGAGCCAGCACGTTCGCCGCTTGCTTCGGCGGAAAGAGCTTCCCGACTTGCTCGACAAAGCCTTTGAACTCGTCGGTGTTGAGGCTGACACGCACGCCTGCGACTGCCATCAGACTGTCTCCTGGCAGATCAGTTCGTGAACGCTGCGATTGTCGTGCTCAAGAATCGAGATGATTTCCAGCGTACGGCCTCGCCACGACAGCCGCATCTTCGACGTCAGGCCGCTTAGATACCGCATCCGAACGCGATGCGAAATCTCAACTTGCTGCTGACCCGCCGATAGCAACTCGCGTGCGGTGACGCCCTGCACGTTTGCCCACACCTCCTCAAACGTCGACCACTCAAGCAGCGTCTCGCCGAGGCGGTTCCGATTCTCGGTCGCCTGCTGCACCGTTACGCGCTCGCGGAGTGTTCCTGCGTCCATCAGTCATCGGCCCAAATGATGATGCTGTAGACACCGGTTGTTTCATGCGATTGCAGTTGCAGCGTGGGCTGCGTTCCGTCGAGGTTCGTCATGGCCACTTCGTTGTTCTTCGACATCAGCCGAAAGTCCTCGACGCCAACCTCATCTAGTTTGCGTGGCGTCGTGCCAGACCATGCGTAGGCTAGTTTGCGCGTGTTGACGAGGCTGACGATGTCGCCCGCCGAGTTTCTGTATGACGCAAACGTGATCGCGGTCGCGGAAGTCCCCGCGACGCCGCTCACTCGTATGGCCTGACCGCTGGCGTACTCGGTCGATGACTCCATCGACAGAACTTTCAGCCGCGCGGTGCCAGACCGATCAAGCAGTAGTGCGTCAACCGTGATTCGGCCTTCGATGCTCATGAGCCGTACATGACGAGTGTGTATGTGGCCGTGCCTGAACCAATCGGGCCGACCACAAAACCGTCAATGCCTCCCTGCTCTGTTCCGAGAACTACAACGCCGTTCGCCGCGCACCGTGTCCACGCACGTCCAGAAGACTCTTCCACTGAGCATTCTGCCGAACACTTAAACACGATTTGATTCACATATGTCAAAGACACCACATTGCCTGACGCATCGCGGTATGTCGTTGGGTCAATCAAGACGGAGACCGCCGAAGTTCCAACAACACCACTTGCCACAGCAACTGTGCCAGTAGAAATGGCCGTGACGTTTTGCAGGCTCACCACGTTGATGGCGTTGGTGCCGTCCGTGTCGTGGAACAGCACGTCGATGCCGATGCGGCCTTCGATGGTCATGTGTACGACCCCCACGACACGCTGTCGAGCAGCCGCTTGGCGGCATCCGGCATCTCGCCGCCGCCACGCTTCTCGTAGATTTCGTGGACGCACATGAGGATCGCCGTCTTGACACGCTGCGGCACGGTTGACGCGTCGCCGTAGCCAGCCCACCAAGTGACCGACACCGAGTTCTGATCGAGCAGATGGCTCGGCCACGACCCGTTGTAGACGTTGCGAATCACGCCCGGCGTGGCATCGCGATCCACACGGTACGATGTCGTGGCGAGGGTGGCGGTGGCGAGCGTGTCGCCGGTCGTGTACGTGATCGATACCGCCGTGGCCGTGCCGGTTGCCATCATCGGCGGGCGTGGCAGTTCGATCTCGGCGGGGAACGCGTCGAGCCGCATGACCAGTTGCTGGGCCACCAAGGAGCGATCCAGATAGTCCTCGCACCACTCTCGCGCCGTGGTGATGTAGCCAGCGATCAGCGTATCGTCTGCCGACGCATCGACGCGGAGATGGGCTTTGGCTTCGGCCAGCGTGATCGGCTCCGCAGCGGGAGCGGTGAGCCGCTTGAGGCTGCGGTAGCGTTTCACTGGCGGCGTCTCCTCGGCGTTACATCAGCGGTTTCTTGGCTCGGCTCAACGCTGGCCGTCTCGATCATCTTCTGCTGGTCGCCGCGAACCGCCCTCGCGTATTCCCACGCGATCAGCCCTTCGGCCTGACGATGCGGAAGGTCCAGCACCTCACCGGCCTTGTACGCACCGTAGGCACGAAGCATCTGTATCTTCATCGCTCACCCCACCTTCCATGCAGATTCCGGCGGCTTCCTCGTCTCCTGCCATTCGTTGCAGTATTGGAAGACAGGCTTCCCAAGCTCTTGGCTGGGCCATGTGATGACGTACTCGCCGTGGCCGATGCAGACGCGCGGCGTAATGTAGAGGCGGTTGCCGCACGCCTTGAACGCCTTCCAGAACGAGATGTCGGAATCGATTCTTCCGTCCCCCCACGACCCGGTCGGATCGGGCTGTTCGTGAAACCACGGCTTCGCCATCCGTCGCAGGGCGGCGGTCGAGATGATCGTGCAGCCGAAGTGAGCCGTATCGACTTGCTGGACAGGGTGTCCGAACCACTCTTTCGGAACCTGCGTCACGCCGTCTTCCGGCGGGTTGTCGAGCGTGTCGAGCAGCGTCAGCATCGGCCTGCCGTCCTCCCGCTTGGTCTGGAGCGGAGCCAAGGCATCGCACTGAAACGTCATCGCAAGGGCGAAGAGGTGCTCGATCGACTCGCGGGAGACGAACGAATCCATGTCCAGCGTGATGATGTACTCCGTGGTCGGCTCAAACTTCTCCAGCATCCGCGTCAGGACTTGGCTCCAGAACGCTCCCTGCCCGAGCGTGGGCCGAATGTGCAGCGGCATCATGGCCTCGATGAAGCCGAAGATGTTGATGAGCGGGCCGAACCGTGGGCCGCTCAGGATCGCCTCGCACCGCACGTCCACCGACGAGCCGCCGACTTGCACCAGCATCAGTTTCCACTTTCCAAAAACGAGAAAACGGCGGGGAGGCTTGTGCCATCCCCGCCGTCTACTCTGCTCGTCGTGTCAAGCGAATCAGCCGACCGCCTGCGTGCTCACGCCCTTCTCGGACGCGCTCATCGGGCCAGCCTCGCCCTTGCCGAGACGGCACGTCGTGATGACGCCGCACGTCGAGGCCGGGGTGGCGTAGACCGTCAGGTACCGACGCTTGCCGCGAAGGTCGATGTCGAAGCGGTGGGCATAGCCGACGCCAGCGGTGGCCGTCGTACCGGCAGCGACCGTGAAGTCGGTGCCAGCGACGAAGCCGCTGATGTTGGCCTGACCGGACCCGCTCGCGTCGCTCTGGGCGACCCGCAGCACGTTGGCTGCGGTGTTCGGGCCGGTCGCCGAGGTGAACGGCGAAAACAGGACATCGATCGACGCGAACTCGAAACCGAGCGTGTCGATTTCAAGCGAGTGCGTCGCGGTCAGGGCAACCGAGGTTTCGGCCTTGCTGACGCTCTTCGTAGCAGCAACGTGGTTCATCTGTCAGAGTCTCCGGGGAAGGTGTCAGGATCAGCCGAACTTGAGGGCCACGACCGGGCCAGCCTTGCTGGTCGAGCCGATGTCGTTCACCACCATCGCGTTCCGCGAGGTGGCGAAGGTGAGAGTCTGGTCGAACTCGATGTACCGCTCGCTGGCGGTCTTCATCGAGATGGCCCGCCGCTCGCCGAAGATCGCGGCCTGCGACAGATCGCCGAACAGGGCAGCCACCTTGCCGGTCGTGCCGGTGAGGGCCGACTCCATCGGCTGCACCAGCGTGACCGGGTAGCCGAGGAACGTCTCGCCGAAGCCAGCCGCCACGTTGACGGTGGTGTTGCCACCGGCACCGGACGAGCCGCCGGGGAGCATGGCGAGCCGCAGCATGGCGGCACCCCAGCCAGCCGGGGAGATGTACCACCGGGCGTTCCGGTTGCGGGCGTACAGCGGAAGCCGAGCCAGCGTGTCGGTGAAGTTCTTCATCGTCAGGTCGCCGAAGGTCGTGTTGGACGTTGCCGTCACGACCGACGCCGAGTAGGCGGCGAGGAGAATCTTCGTGCAGATGCCGGTCGTACCGTGGTAGGCCAGCGTGCCGTCACCGATGAAGCCCGAGTTGTCGAAGGCTTCGCTGAAAGCCTGCGCCGTCTCGACGGCCATGGCATCGGCAAGGTCGACCACCGAGTCTTCAAGCAGGGAGTTCGGAGTGCGGTTTGCCACGCCCCAAATCTTCGCGTTGAGTTCGACGTTGTCGAACGTCACGTCGCTCGCTGACACCTCGACGTTCTCGCCGACAGGGCGGGCCGTGAGGCCACCCGTGCGCCGCGGGAAGACGAGCGTGTCGGAGTTCATCGTGACCCGCTTGGCGTACTGAGGAAACACGCCAAACTCTTCGACCAGCCGGATGATCTCGCTGGACAGCTCGGGGCTGGTCAAAACGCCGCCGAGCGAATTGATGCCACCGGCCTGCACGCGGTATTCGGTGCCGACGCCGTGATCCTTGCACCACCGACGGGCCTCGGCATCGCCGAAGACGTAGCCCTTGGCTTCGGCACGGCGTACTCGGTTCGCTTCTCCACGGTCGGCTCCTTCGCCTCGGGGGTCTCGATCGCCTTGGCGGGAGCGGAACGCTCCAGCACGGAACGCAGTTCCTTTTCCTTCTCCGCGACCTTCTCCAAGAAGTCGATCTTGGCCTTGATCGCGTCGGCACGGCTCATCAGCGAGCGAAGGGAGTTCTCTTCGGCGGCAACCGCCTCGGCGTCACCTTCCGCAGCGGGAGCCTCTTCCTGCTCCATCGCGGCTTGAATCTGCGCGGTCACGCTCGCCAGTTCGTCCAGCAGTGCCTTGATCTTGTCCACGGCGATCTCTCCTAGTTCGATTCGTGGCGACGCGGACGCATCGCCTACGGTCGAAACTACGGATCGCAGCCCACACCCATGCAGACGCACGGCGAGCGAGAGTAAAAGACTCAGCCCGCCTTGGTGCGGCGAACCTCGGCGGCGGCGAGGACGTGCTTGTCAGTCGCGCCGCAGCATCGGCATCGCTGCGACGAGCAGTTTGCCGTCGCGGCACTTGGAACACGGATCGCCCGTCTTAGCGGCCATGCTGCTTGAGGTACTCGCGGAGTTCGTTGGCCTTGGACGCTGCAACTGTCCTTGATTCGCGAATCGCGGACAGCGACTGCCGAAACGCATCGTAGGAACGCTTCGCCACTGCCACGTCGGAGTCGGGATACGCCGGGAACGTGGTCGGGGACACGTCGATCAGCGAGTCCACGCGCTTGATCGTCCGCACGCTGCGGCCTTCCTCCATGCTCCAATCGTCACCGCCCGGCGCGACTTGGAACGCGAAGGAACTGCCCTTCACGATTCCGGCGCGAATGTTCGCGGCGATGTCGCGGCCATAGGTCGTGTCCGGCACGGGAAACTCGTACCGCAGGCCCACGTCATCGACTGAGAGCTTGAGCGTGTCGGGATAGCGGGCCAGCGGGAAGTTGGCGTCGTGGTTCCACAGCGCGCGGGTCTGAAGCGGCTTCTTGCGGCCGCGCCGCTCAGAAACAAGCGAGAACGCACCGGGGTCAAGCCGCTCCACGAAGTCGCCGAGGTCGAGCGACAGCACGCCGAACTTCGCCGCGTAGCCGACGATCCACTCGCGGGACTCGTCGCTGCCTTCCTCGCTCCGCGTCTCGACCGCGAGCAGCGGGGTGTCGGACTCGATCTCGTCAAGGATCAGCGAACGTCGCTCGATGTTCATCGCCATGCTCCTGTCGTTGTTGTCTGCCGCGTCGATCTGCTTGGTCAGTTTGCTCGCCCACGCCTGTCCCGGATCGCCGCCCCACAAGGCCCACGCAATCCGGCCAGCACTCGGGAAGCCGTCCTCGCCGGGACTCCATCCCTGTCCCTGCTTGTCCACTTCGTGGCGGGCGAAGTAACTCGCCATCCGCTTCGCCGTGTCTGGCGAAATGTTCGTGCCGTTGGAAAGGTCGCGGGCGCGGGCCACGCCGACCGCCGTGCCGCCACGATTGAACTCGTCGCGCCACGCCAGCCCCTTCGCGGCCTCGTCGCGAACACCGGCGGGCGGCGAGAAGTCGATGTGGTCATACTTCGCCATCTGTCGCCTTCTTCTTGCGGCTCCGCTTCACCGGCTTGTCGGTGATCGTCTGCGGCGAGTCATCGACCCACACGTCCACGCTGATGCCTGCGGCCTCGGCGGCGTCGGCCTTGAGCGTGTCGGTGCCGACGAGCAGGACTTGCGAGAACGCGGAAGCGTAGTCACCGAGCGTGTCGAGCACGGTCTGGCGATCCGCCTCGGGACGGCGGGAAATCATCACGACCGTATTGCCATCCGCGACCGCCTGCGTGGCGAACTCGCCCCACATCTGCGGGTCGGCGGCGAACGTACGGTCGAAGTCCATGCTGATCGTCATGGCCCGCGACTCGGGCAGCGACCGACCGAGCGGTGCGGCTGGGGCAGGAGCGGCCTGCGGAGGCTGCACGCTGCCTGCGGGATTGCCAGCCGACACCCCCGCAAGGATCGCCGTGACTTGAGCATCGGAGATGCTCGGGAACGACGCGGCGATGAGGGCCGCAGCGCCTTCCTTGGTAAGCAAACCTGCGGGAACTTGAGAAAGAATCGCGATAAGTCCGGTGATCTGCCCACCGTTGAGCGACACGTCGGCGACCTGCGGTGCCTCGGGCTGCGCCGGTGCCTCGCTGGTCGGAACCGAGTCGGCAGCCGCAGCGGCCAGCCCGCCTTCGACCGCCTGCCCGTCGATGCCGCTGTCTGGCTGCTGCTGGGACAGCACGTCGGTCGCGGTCGGCTGCTCGCCGAGCGTTCCCATGTTGAGCGGGCGATAGCGAACGTCGCCGCCTTCCACTGGGTCGAGGTTCTCGGTCGCTCTAATGTCGTTCGTGCTGACCACGCCGATGTCCCACATGGCCCGATAGAACGCCGAGCGGCTGGCGGCATCGCCACGCAGCAGCCCACGCACGTCGAACTCGACCAGATAGCGATCGTCATCCGGCAGCAAGTCCCTCATGAACGCCGACTCAAAGCGGCGCAGCCACGGGATGATGCAGTGCGTTACGAACGCGATGTCGGAGTCGGGGCTGTCAGCCGCGATGCCAAGCCGCGAGCCGGGGATGCGGAACAGCCTCGCGATCTCTTCCAACTGGTAGCGGCGCAGTTCGATGAACTGGCTGTCGGTGTTGCTGGCCTGCGGAATGTCGTAGGGCTTCAGCCCGCCCGTGAGGACCGCCGTGTTGTGGCTGTTGCCGACGCCGCCATGACGCCGGTCCCACTGCGAGCGGAGTTGCTCGCGGGCCTCGGCGTTGAGTTGACCCTCGGTCGAAAGAACAAACCCGGGGCGGGCACCGGCCGCAAAAAAGCGTGCCCCGTGCAACTCGCAAGCCCGGGCTAGTGCGATGGCATCCTTGCATTCGTCCACGATGGACATGCCGTTCACGCCGTCATCGGACGGGCCGCGAATCTGGAGAATCTTCTGCTCGTTGTACGGCGTCTCTTGTCCGTTTTGCTCGCGATACTTGTAGCGGAGGCTTCCGTTCTCCAGCCGCTCGACCTTCATGCGGCTCGGATGCAGCGGCACAATCTGCCCGGCCTTGAGTTCCGAGAACGCGTCGCCCCACAAGCCGACGTGGAACACGGCCTGCTCCCGCCACTCAAACGAAGTTTGCCAGCCGTTGGGCTGCGAGTGGAGTTGCTTGTAGAGCGGCAGTTCGCGGGCCTGCCGCTTGCCGCCTCCTGCCGTTCGCTCAAGCACGTGCAGCGGCAGGCTCGCGACCGTTTCGGCGATCACGCGAAGGCAGGAAAACACCGCCGCAACGGTGTGGGCGTTGCTGGAGTCAATCCGCACGCCAGCGGAGGAACGCGACGAAGAATCCTCGTCAAACATTCGCTCCTCGCCGGGGAGCCAGAGGATTCGGTGTTCGTGGTTTTGGGCGATCATATGAAGAAGATTTCCGGCTCGCTGCTGGGCTTCTGCTCGTTGCCGATCCAGCACCCGATGCCTTGGCACAACGCCACGATGCCGTCGATGCGCTCCGTACTCTTGGCCTTGCTCGGGTAAATGTTTCCGTAGCGGTCTTCGTGGACGGCGACGTTGCCAGCGCACCACGACAGGACGGGATGCCCCGCGTGGCGGATTTTGGCGTTAGTGATCAGGTTCTCCAGAGCCTTGGCAGGCGCGCTCATGGCGCGACCGCCCTGTGGGTATCCGACCACTTCCACCCCGTCCCCTTGCAGCATGTTGGCGATCATCTGGCCGTTGAACTTGAGGTCCACCGCCAGTTGCCGCACCCGGTACTGCTCGCAGATGGCCGCGATATCGCGGTGCAGCACGGTGTAGTCGGTCACGTTGCCGTCAGTAACCTTGATGAATCCGTCGCGTATCCAGCCGAGGTAGTCCACCTTGTCGCGGTTCGTCCGCTCCACGGCGTTCGCCTCGGGAATCCAGAAGAACGGAAGCACGTCGATGCTGCCGTCTTCGGGGTCTGGGCAGATCAGAACGAGGGCCGTGAGGTCGTAGGTGGTGGCGAGGTCGAGGCCCGCGTAAACGGGCCGGTCGCCGAAGTCGCGGAGCGGCAGCGATCCCTGCTGCCACGTTTCCGGGGACAGCCAGCGAACGTCAGAAGTGGTCCACGTGTTGAGCCGATAGCGGAGAAACGAGTTGAGTTTCGTCGGCGACTGCTCGGCTTCCTTCACGTCGAGGGCGAAGTCGGCAGGCTTGATCGTCACGCCCCACGACGGATTTGCCTGCGGCCACACGTCGGCGTCCTTCCAATCGGCTCCTTCTTCCATCTCGTAGATGCAGGAGAAGAACGTGGGGTCGTGCTTCCAGTTCGCCGCGACCGCCTTGGCGTACTGGTACTGCTCGTAGCAGATCCCCTTCCGGTCGTAGCCTGCCGTCGTGATCGAGACGAGGAGTGGCTGCTCGCGTGCCGCGCCGCCGTAGCGGAGGGCATCCCACAGACGGCGGTCCTTTTGGGCGTGCAACTCATCGAACAGGAGGCCGTGAATATTCAAGCCTTCCGCACGGAACGCGTCGGCGGAAAGGACGCGGTAGAACGACGCCTCCTTGCGGTAGGCGATCGTGCGGCGGGAGTCGATGACCTCCAGCACCTGTGAGAGTTGCGGTGAGGCCCGCACCATGCTCGCCGCCTCGCGGTAGACCACCGAGGCCTGCTCACGATCCGCAGCCGCGCCGTAGACTTCGGCCCCGTTCTCGCCGTCCATGACGAGCAGATACAGGCCGATGCCCGCGAGTAGGGTCGATTTGCCTTGCTTCTTGGCAGTCGAGATGTAAGCGACGCGGAATCGTCGCGTGTCATCGTCCAGCCGCTTCCAGCCGAACAACTCGCCGATCATCACAGTCTGCCACTCAAGCAGCGCAAACGGCTTGCCAGCGTGCTTGCCCTTGCTGTGCCGCAGCCAGCCCTCGAAAAACTCGACGGCGTGCTTCGCGGCCTCAGGGTCGAAGTAGTAGTCAAGCCCCTGACGGACGGCGTCGCTTCGCAGCGTAGGCGGCAACCGGGTCTGTATCTTCGCTGCCATGCGTTGTGGAGACCTGTGACCTACTGCTCGGGTTCAGTCCGAAGTCCTGCTGCATCCGGCGGATGTCGCTGCGCAGCGACCGCTCATCGACGGCCCATGAGTGCGGCTGCGTCCACTTAATCCGCATCTTGCCGTCGGTGCGGTTCGGGTCTGGCTCCATCATCACGTTGTCGCGGCCAAACTGGCGGCACTTTGACTTCGCTTCCAGCCACTTAGACCATGTGTGGCAATAGATCGCCCACGCGTCGATGTCGGCCTCGGTGAACACCCGCATCCGCCGTAGCATCGGCACGGTCGCGTGCCACTTCTTGACCGCGACTGGATCGTCTTCGATCGACTCTGGCGGATCGAGCTTCTCGACCAACTCAGGCGTCGGCTCGTTCGTGGGCAGCGCGTCCTTCGACGGGTTGCCGCGAATGTATTTGAGGATCGACGGTTCGGGTGCGGGGCCGCGTTTGCCCATCACATCAACTCCAGCAGTTCGCTTCGTGCCATAGGGTCGTCCTTCATGCAACCTAGCAAACAACTGGTCACCATTTCAGCGTCTGGCTGTCGCACGCCTCGGCATCCCATGCACGAGTGGTGAGCCTTCACAATCACGCCAACGCCCAAAGGACGAAGATGATCCATCAAGGCGTTAGCAATCTGATTCGTCATTCGCTCTTGAACTTGAGGGCGTTTGCCGAATAGTTCAACGAGGCGGGGAATCTTAGACAGCCCGATCACGCGACCGTCTGGCACGTAGCCGACTGCCGCAGTTCCTGTGAATGGCAAGAGGTGGTGCTCGCACATACTGGAAAACCGGATGCCGCGTACGACCACCATCTGATCGCTCGTCTCGTTGAACACCGTCCCAAGCACTTCTGCTGGTTGCTGGTGCAGACCGGCTGTCATTTCACGGAACGCTTTCACGACTCGCTTTGGCGTGTCTCGAAGCCCTTCACGGGACGGGTCTTCGCCGATCCATTCCAGCAGACGGACGACTGCTGCCTGTGCGTGAAGGTGATCGTGTTCGCTCATCGGACACTCCATGCCTTGTGCTGCTGCATCGACAGCCGCCATTCGGGGTTCTCCTTGATGAGCCGCAGGCACCACTCGACCGCCCTCGGGTCGAGAGTCCATCCGTCAAAAGCCGGGCTGATGAGTTGATGCGTCGCCTTGCACGTTGGCTTCGGCACGGCCTGCCCATGGCCGCGAACGTACTTAACCTCGTCGGCAGTGAGTTGCCTCACCGCATGTTCTGCGACCTTCGGACTGACCGTGATCCAATCAAGACCGAGGCCGGAAACGTCCTTGCTTCCATTAGTCTCGATGGCACAAAGAAACCCGGAGGCATTAATAGCATTGACCAGTTCGCGGTCCACTTGCAGCGCAGGCTCGCCGCCGCTGAACACGACCCACGCCTTGCGCTCCTCAAACCATTCGTCTGGCTTTCCGACGAGTAGGCGAGCCTCAGAGATGATCTCTTCGGCGGTCATTTTCCTGCCCGACGCGAACTCGGTGTCACAGTCGAAGCCCCCCGGCGAGTCGTCGGCGGCTTCCATGCGGCAGCGAAGATTGCAACCTGTGAAGCGGACGAACACGCTCATCTGGCCTGCCCGCATCCCTTCGCCTTGCGGCGACCAGAAGATTTCGTTGACCGTGTAGTGCTTCATGGTTTCACCGTGACAATGGAGGTGTCGGTTTCTTGCAGGGCGAGTTCCGTGACGTTCAGCCCAGTTGCTCGCAGTTCGGCAAGCAGATGGTCGGCCATATTTTCGGCCGACGTTGGGAACGGCACCTCGTACACGCGGCAGCACGCACCCGAGGCGAGCAGTGTGTCGCGAGCAGGGTCGGCAGCGTGCAGGAGCAGCGAGTGGTCAAGCCTGTCAAGCAGCGGCTTGACGCGGCTCTCGATCTCCTCAAAAAGCATAGTGATGCTGCCGTTGCGTGGTTCCTCAACTGTGACAGCGATGCCATAGCGATGCCCGTGAATCGACGCACACTTGCCGCCAATCTCTTCGTTGCGATGTGCTGCGTAGAACTTGAAGTGCTTCGTGATCGTCATGCAGCGGCCAGCAGCGGGTCTGGCACTCCAGCGAACTCAAACGCCTCTGCACGCTCCGTGCAGGAGCCACATCTGCCACACGGGCGGTCACCACCCACGTAGCACGTCCACGTTTTTTCATATGGCACCCGCAACTCGACGCCACGCTTGCAGATGTCGCCCTTGGTCATGTCGATGTAGGGGGCGTGAAGGGAGAGCGTGTGCCAATCGCACAGGCCTAACGCCTTGCCCATCGCTTCCACAAACTCGGGGCGACAGTCTGGGTAGATCGTGTGGTCGCCCGCGTGGGCTCCATAGGCCAGCCGGTCGGCCTTGCGGGCGATGGCGACGGCACCTGCGGCGGCCAGCATGAACATATTGCGATTAGGCACCACGGTGAGTTTCATGCTCGGCTCGTCGTACTTGCCGAACGGCACCGGCACGTTCGGGTCGCTCTGGCTGCTGCCGGTCAAGAAGCCAGATAGGCTCGACAGATCGAGAACGTCGAACCGCACGCCGAGGCCGCGGCACAGGGTTTCAGCGTAAGTGAGTTCCTTGCCGTGCCGCTGCTTGTAGTTAACGCCGATGGCTTCGACCGAATCACCGTGGGCGATGAGGTCGTAAAGCAGGGTGGCGGAATCCATGCCACCGGACAGGATCAAGACGGTTTTCATGAACGAGGCTCCTTGGGGGCGCAGGTTGCTTTTGCGACAATCGCCACGCCGCCCCGTGGCTTTTGATTCACAGTAGCCGTTGCGTCAACTTGCAGAGCGTCAGCGCAGTCTTGCGCGATCTTGTCTGCGAACTGCTCGCAGAACATTCCCGAGTTTCGAAACGACTGCACGTAGAGTTTGAACGTCTTACTTTCGATGCAGAGTTGCCCCGGTTCGTATTCGACCGTGATGGTGTACCAATCTGGTTGCCCCGTGACAGGACACATCGCGCAGCATTCGTCGCTGACCAAGCAAACTCGCTTGAGTCCGTGCGGCGAAGCAAAAGTTTCGAGACCATCAAACTGAGCGCGTGCCGTACCGAGTGCTTTCAAGTGCTCTGCCATAAATCAGCCTCCATAGCGCGGTCGCAGCGACCGTTTGCGTTCATCGCGAGCCGAACGTCGGACTTCGCGTTCCAACCGAGTTTTTCAAATAGTGCGCCCCACTTGGCGCGACACCTTGCCTCAAGTTCCAGATACCAGAGAACTTCGCAGCGCAGATCTTGCTTGCTTCCACGCACGCTCATCTTCCCGAACGTCTTCCAGTTTCCAAACGCGCACGGTCCCATTTCCCACGACGAAGCATCACACGAATGAAACGGAAATCGCAGCAACATGTCCTCTGCCACCCAGCCAAACGAATGGAACTTCTTGGGCCAAGCCTTTGCGAAGCACTGGTCGTAGAACTTCATGCTGTCTTTGATGGACTCGCCAAAGCGACACGAAAGACCGACCTTGTCCCAGCCAGCCGCGTATTCCTTCAAAATGCCCCAGTCGTCTCCAATATGAAAAACAGGCATGGCGTCAACGCCAGCCTGTTTCATCTTCTTTGCGTTTGCGAGTGATCCGGTTGCGGAGCCGATCACGTCGAGCGCGATGATTTCGGAAAGTGACGAGTCTTTTGCTTTGATGGTTTTGCAGAACTGGATGTATTCAGAGAGATTGATTTCCGTTCCGCTGTTCCACGCGCTGAACGCTCCCGAGTCGAGCATCCAATCCCGGTAAGCGTATTGCTGCTGCTTCTTGATGAACTGCTCGATGTAGACATACGAGACAAGAATGGCGGGCAGCTTTTCTGGCTCAAGTCCCTTTCCGTTTCTTGCTCCAGCAAGCGTGTTGGTACCTTGTGCGCCTGGCCTGTGGGCAAGACGCACCTGCGGGGCCAATGCTTTTTCAAGAGCCTTGGGAGGCCCACCCATCGCCAGTCGGATAGACGGCACACTCACGCAGCACCCCATATATTTTTCTTCATCGCAAGCACGTATCGTTTCTGCGATTTCTCTTTGGCGACTACTGCAAAGCCTCTTGATTTGTAGAAGCCACAAGCAGGAGTGCCCTCCACGACTTTCAGCGATATAGCGTGCCAGTGCCGCCGCTTTGAGAGGTCAATCAAGCACTTCATGAGCAGGGAGCCTATTCCTTTGCCTCGCTTGCTTTCGTCGACCGCATACTTGTAGATGGTGACAGTCCTGTCTTTTCTTGCATGGAACTGAAGGAAACCATCTACCTGTCCAGTAGCAGTGTCTTTCGCGACTAAAACTTCTTCGTTCTTTGCTGACTCAATCCACCCGCCTCGCGGCAAGAAGCCAAGTGAGTCGACGTTCTTCCGCGCGATAGCTGAAATGGCGTCGATGTCTGACAGCGTCGCGAGCGATACCTTATGCGTCATGTGTTGAATGTTCTTCGCAGAGCAGCACAAGAAACTCAGCAATGTCTGTTTCTTCTCCAGCGGCGGCGACGACTGCTTCCCACTGTTCGGCAGAGAACCGAACAACGTGCCCGCTATCTTGTGAGCCTTGCTCGTCTTGTTCTCTGACGTGCGGTTTACTTCCGTCGTCGGCAGGCGGCGACCATTCGGCTGAAAGGAGCGGATCACGGATATAGTCTGGCCAGACCAGCGCAGCGAGATTGTCTTGCTGGTCTGCTAGTTGTTTGAATAGTGACGCGAGTGCTTCGCTGTCTTGATCTGCCATCGCCGCGAGCGGGTCGAGCGTGGCCAGAATCTTGTCGGCCTCGGCCTCGTTCACATCGAGGACCAGCACCGGCACGTCGCCGTCGCCAAGCGTTTCGGCACGCAGGTGACCGTCGATCAGCATGAGTGAGCCGTCGGGCAACTCGCGGGCGAGGCAGGCGTCGGCGAGGCCGACCTCGGCCAGCACGCCCCGGAGGGCGTCCTGCTGGGCCTTGGGGTGCGTCCGCCAGTTCTTCGGATTGGGTCTGAGGTCGCTCGCAGGGACCATACGGAGCGATTTGACGCGGTTTCGGATGTTCATGTAGGGAAACTATTGGCTGGAGGAAACGGGCCGCAGAACGCAGATTTGGAAGCCGGAAAGGGGGGGGTCAAAAACCCCCGACCACGCCCATACAGGGAATACAGTTGGTTTTAGTGGTTGCCCCGGCGGTCGCACCCCCCCCTAGGGGGTCGGCCCTATGTATAAGGCTCCCTGACGCGTCGATCGGGACCAAAAAGTCCACGTTCATCCATTCGTCATGGTTTTGCGGGTGTGACAGCCGTGGCAGAGGCACTGGCCGTTGTCTACCACGTACCGCAAGTCTGGCCGCACCGCGACCGGAATGATGTGGTCGGCGTGAGCCTCCCGCTTCGCTCCGCAGGCTCGGCCACACGACCGGCAGAGGTAGCCATCGCGGAGCAGCACCGCGAGCCGCCATGCCTTGTGCTTGCCATCGCAGTAGCCTCGGGCCGCAGCGTTCGGTCTGGACTCCCGCCGCCGCACCTTCGCGGTGCTGCGCGGCAGTTTCCACATCTCGATCCGCTGCGGCATCGACTCAACTCTTGAGGGTCAGGGTCGCCGATACCCCCGTGCCTGCGGTATTTCCGACCAGCACTTCGAGGTATGGCACGCCGAACACGGCGTCAGGCAGGGCGTACATTCCACCCACCGAGGTCGATGGAGTCAGCGTGATGTCGGCCACCGAGCCGTCGGTGTTGTAGAGCCGCTTGAACGTGCCACCATCAGTCGAACCACCCCACATCTGGAGCGTGGTCGCTGCCGTCGCGATCGTGCCGATGTCCACGACCCCGCCAGCAAAGTCCTCAAGGTACAGCGTGGTCGCCGACGCGGTGGACGTGGTCAGCGTGATGGGAACTTGCCGCGACCGGCGGCGCATCTTGATCTCGGACATCGCATCATCTCCTGTGGTGGCACGGGTCTTGCCCGCAACGTGGCCTGCGGTTCAGCCTATGGGCGGAGCCTGTCATCCTTGCAGCGGATTTTGCACCGCATCGCGGTACTCGGCCTCGGTGATCTCTGCTGCTGCACCGCTGCCAATCATGTAGCCAAGCATCTCCTCGGCAGCAGCGTACGCACAGAACTCGTCATTGACGGCTAAGACGATGCGTCCTGCTGCGTCCCGTGGAGCGACGGCAGCCGGATCAATACACGTCTGCGTTTTCGTCTCTTCGTTGGGGTGGCCCCATGCGGCATCAAGGGCAAGCCTTGCCTGCTCGTACACCTCGTCGCCAGCCTCGCAGCGGAAGTACCTCATGCCAAAGTTATTCCCCATTTTCGGGCCAAGGCTCGCTCTACAGTTGCGATTTCACTTGAAGTCACCGCCCGTCCAAAAACGATGACTTCGCCAATCGACCCTGTCAGATATGAAGCGTCATAGCCAACTGCCCAAGACTGCGATGTCAATGCACGCCACGTTGCGAACGTGGTCGCACACGTCTCGGTTAAATAGGCTGCCCCATTGACCCGCAAAACTTGGGCATCAGAGTTCACGCTTGACGAACTGGTCAAAAGAACTCGCCCAGATGACGGAGGCGGTGGCGTCAGGTTTACGAACCGGGACTGCCGGAAATATCCGTGGTATGTTGTTGAGTTGAAGCGATCATGCCCAGATCCGGCCGTTGATGTTTTAAACGCCGCATATTGCAAATCTGTTCCGCTCAGTTCGTACACCAAGAACGCACAAGCACCTGTCGAATCTGCCACGCTGGAGTTTGTTACTCCAGTGCGATCCAGCCCGTCGTTGATCCCGTCGAATGCAACTGCCGCCTTTCCGTTGATTGTCCCCGTGTATGCGGGCTGGTTGTTTGCTACAGCCTGTGAGAAATGAAATCCGTTGCCGCTCTTGTCCCTCCACTCTGACACGGCCGAACCATTGAGCGTCAGCGTCGATGAGTCAGTGGCGTCGAGCCAAACCTTCAGGCCTGCAATGCTCTTAGGATTGAAGCCCGTGGCCCGTGGCCGCAGCAGTCGTGGACTCATCGGCATGGCTCAGTTCTCCTGCGTCGAGACCGGATGAACTTCCTCCACGCCCACACGAACAGCATCCGCACCCACCATGGTTGCCCTTGCAGCAGCAACCGCAGCGGCGCATCGAGCGGGTTCGTTGTTGAGGTGATGCGTGTCAGCAGAAAGCCACACCAAGAGCGAGACGATCCACTTCCAGAACAGGGCGATCATAGGGATGCCTCGTTGTATTTCTTCCAGACGAACATGCACAGCAACGCACCGGCCACGCTGAGGACCAGACCTCCGGGAGCGTAATGGCTCCCCGTGATGATCGAACCGACCAGCCCGCCAGCCACCGATCCAGCCACGCCGATGCCGATGGTCACGAACCGCGAACGCGGCGCGACCGGTGGCCACAGCCACTCGGCCACGCTGCCAGCGATCCAACCGAACACCAGCCAGACAATGATTCCAAGCATCACCAACCCTCCGAATGACAGATGTTTCCTTGCTCCCGGTAGAGCCGCTCCTGTCTCGGCGGCGGATCGGCGAACACAGCCACCCACAAGCCGAGCTTCGCCAGCCGCTGGAGAAACCGAACCACCGGCCGGTCGTGCTTCGGCACGAACGGGTTGATCGGATCGAACCCCGGCACGCACGCGACCAAGTACCCCGCGACGAGGCACCCAAGACACGCGGCGACGAAGGTGTTTCGTGTCACAATGCCAACGCGTGGTTGACCGTTGACTCGCGGCGCGAAGCCTGCGGAGACGGCGACATCCATTCTCGATGCTCCAGTTTTCTCCAAGGGAAACCTGACACTCCACCAATCGCGAACGAGTCACCCTGCCTTAAGATCGCCTCGATGTCGGCGCGGCTCGCCCAGAACGAACCATCGGGCTGATCGGCAGGCCACTTCGGCCCGGTGACCCACGTCGTGTTCCATGAGTTAAGGATCAGCACGCCGTCTCGCTTGCCCGGCCCGTCTGCAAAGCGCACAGAAATGCAGCACATGCAATGATTCCATTGCCCGCCGCGTGGCAAGAAGCCGTCCTTGTCCCGCGTCTTGGTCGCGGCGAACCCAACGTCGGAGCAGATCGGAACGCAGTAGCCAGACGTGATCGCTGCCACCAACTCGTCCCACGTCGTGACCTGAGCCACGGCCAACGCTCGGTGATTCGCCGCAGCCGTGGCGATCTCGCGGGGAGGCCCGTAGGCTCCCCACTCGCGGGAGCGGTCGATCGAGTAGCGGCTCAGGTCGTACTTGCCGATGACCTCGCGGTAGAGAATCCCGCCCACGTCCTTGTCTTTGCACCGTCCTGCGACCCACCGTGCCGCCGCTGCGCCGTACGAGCCGTCGCTGTAGCCTGCGAACGTGACCGGAGGAAGCCTCGCGAACGTGCGGCTCCCGCCGTAGATCGGCTCGGTGGCGACGAGCTTCGGAGGGGCTGGCAGTTCGCCCTGCTTCCATGACACGGCCTGCCCGATGTAGGAGCCGACGCCCCAACCGAACGACACGCACGTGCCAGCAGAGCCTTGATCCCACGCGGTGAACGGCTTGCCGTAAACGGACCGGTGGGCCTCGTCGGCGTAGCGGTACAGGAACGTGTCCGTCCGCTGGACGTTCTCCATGCACTCTTTTCCGGCCTGCGCGAATCGCGGCTGGTCAAGTTCGGAGAGGAACTCGGCCGTCGCTGCCGGATCGGGCAAGTAGCCGAAGTTGTTCTCGACGCGGTCGGCGAGGAATCCGACGTATCGGCTGACCAGCGTGCCGAGAGCCGCCGCGAAGATGACGAACGAGATGGCCGAAAGGGTCCACGATCCGCTACTGCGCTGCGTCACTGGCCGCCCTCCCCACATCGCGGAACGCCGACACCCACGCTGCCCGGCTCTCGGGCGTCAGCGGCCCTCCGTCCGTGCCAACATGGGCTTCCAGATACGTGGCGATCTTGTCACGAGCCACCGGCTGACGGTCGCCGATGCTCTCTCCCTTGCATCGCAGCAGGCGGGCGGTCTTTCGCAGTTGATCGATCTGCGACCCGGTGACGTAGAACGGCTCGGATTGCGACCCGTCCCATTCGATCTCGTCGGCTAGTTCCAGCAGGATATTGCCCACCGT